TTGTACATCTGTTTAACTCCCTCATTATTTATATTTTTATTTAATACACCTTCTACAATTAACTTAGCAATACCTTCATGACCTAGTTTCTTAGCTTTCTCATAATCTTCTTTATTATCACAGAAGAAACTTTCAATTAATACTGCTGTAGGATTTGAACTATTTAAGATATATAATCCTTTATCTAATTTAGCTCTTCTATTTCTAAATACTGTACCTAGCTTATTACATATTCTAGTTGCATATTCTAAACCTTTATTACTATAATATAGAACTTCTGAACCTTTTCCTTGACCATCACTTGCATTTAGATGTAGTTCTATAAGTAAATCATATCCTCCACTATTAACTCTAGGTATTTTATAAGTCTTTTCTTCTGCTTTAGTTTTAAACTGCTTTTCAGGGCATATTATTACATCTGCCTTATGACCTTCTTTTCTAAATGTATCTGCTAATACTGGTGCAAGAGATTTATTGTATTGGTATTCGTTAACTACTCCATCAGCAGAAGTGCATGCACCACTTTTTAAAATACTGTGTCCTACTGTAATACATATTTTCATTATTTATTTTCCTCCTTCTTTTCAATAAAAAAACACTTACATATAGTAAGTGTTTATAAACTTCTTAAAGTAACTATTTTATTTAGCCAATATCTCTATCCAATTATTAGGAAAACCAATAAGCTTTAAGTCTATAGAATTATTATAATCATTAATTAACTTTTGAAGTTTTATAAAAAAACTATTCCAAATTAATTTATCCATAGTCAAATGCTTCATAGCAAGTATATAAGAAAATATCTTTTTATTATCCAAGTTATACTTTTTATATTCGTTTTTTATTGTTATAATACGGAAATTATTATTATATATTCTACCATAATGAGCGCATTGATTTCTGACCTGTGTTAATGATTGTAACCAAGATTTAACTAATAAAGTATTCACTCTACACAAATTATTTTTTATGTATCTAGTATCTTCTGGCAACATGTTTGAATATAATTTTTACAACATACCAAAAGTCATTATTTCCGTTGCAACCCAAATGGGAAGTTTTCCTTTATATTTTTCTTTATGGTGTATAATAAAAAGCTTATCTGAATTATTATTTTTTTCTCTCTCTAATGCTGTCAAAAAATTAATATAGAATTTTTCATCTTTGAAACTCTCCCTTTATAGATATCCACAAGCACCATGTTTAATTGCTAATGTATATGCAATGTATGTCCTAAATGCTATTTCTATGCTCCCTAACAAATCTGTTAATAATATCCTAAATTCCTTATTAAACCTATATATATCATAAACTTCTTCAAACGTAGTTCCTTCTTTATATGAGCCATCATCATTCTTAAAACTTAGAAGATATGCTGTAAACCTATAATAATTGACATTACTTAATACAAATTTAGCATCTTCTTTATCATTTATTATTAATCCTCTACTTTTTAAAATATCTATTTGTTCATCAAATGTTTTTTCTTCTTTTACTTCAACCATTGTTTTCACCTTTTCATAGATATACTTTTATATAATAAAACCCACCAATTAATATTAGTGGGTAAATTTATCTGTCCCGACTATTTGAGCTATAAAAGAAGCTTGGCGGGTTCCTTCAAAAATCAATGTCCCGTATATTTGAGCATATAAATGCTTTACGAGTTCTGTACTATTATTATATACTTATTAGCTATAAAAGTATACTCTATTTAATGAAATTTTTTAAATTTTTGTGAGTAATAATATTTTTGTTAATTTCATTACTTTTCACCATCCTTAAACTGTTTGTAAGTTTGATTTACACCTATTGCAACTCCCCAACAAATTACACCTTGTAAGACTGCAACAGGATTTAATCCTAGCATCCATATTGAGAAACCTATTCCAAGTATCAATAACACTACTGGAATGTATTTATTATCTAATTGTTTATATTTTTTGCAACCTGCTCCTATAACATAAAGAGCAGCTACTAAAATTAGTAACTGCTCTGGTATAAAACTTATTAAATTATCCATCTTTTATTTTCCTCCAATTCTATTTATAATTTCATCAATTCTAAGATGTGCTTGTTTTGTACTTGCTTCTACTTTTGCAACTCGTTCACTGATATCTAAGAAACTTGTATTAAACTTTGCTACATCATGCTTTATATCTCTTACATTCTCACACAGAAAAGTTATTTGTTGTTCTAATTTTGTAGTTGTTTCTGTATCATCTTGTATCTTTCTGTTTGAGCTATTTCTAAATGCTAAGTAGGATATTACAACTCCTGCAACTGCACATAATAGATTTATGCTAATTTCTTCCATACATCCTCCTAGTTTTAATAATATAATTTATTATGCGAAACAAGCAATATAATAACCTGTAAAAGGATATGGCTCATAACTAGTATCATATGAATGAACTGAAAAACCAGTTTTATTGCTGTCTATAGTAATCCATGCACGTTCAGAACCTCCTGTATTACTTCCTAAAGAACTACCACTGGGATTATAATAATATACACTTCTTCTAAAGTAAACATAGACAATAAGGTAACTTGCACTCTTGCCAAAATTAGCAGAAAAAGGATTACCATCATATCCATCAATAGGACCATATCTAATAGAATATTTGCTTTTCAATTGAGTTTCTAAATTGCTTATATTGCTCTTAAATCCTGTAATATAGTTCGCATAATCTTGAAATGTTTGTTCTGATGTAGCAGGAGAGCCGATAGCAGTTGATAAAAGTGTTTTTCCACTATCGGCTTCTTGAAAAGCCTCATCTGCTCTATCTATACATTCTTTCAATGCTCCTTCTACATTTTCACTTGTAAATTTACTTTCTGTATCTTCTATAGTTACATTCTTTGCTTCTAATACAAGATTTCTAACTTTATTAACTAACTCTTTAAAAGTCATTTAGTCACCTTCTTTCAATAAAAAAAGAACCTATTTTATTGGTTCTGCTGGTGTTTCTTCTTTATTTAATAAACTTGTAAGTTCTAAATATTGTTCTTCTGTAATTCTATTTACTGCATAGAATACATCAATTTTGTGTTGCAAATCCTCTTTAGTGCTATAGTTCTTTTGTTCTATCATAAGTTTTAATAAGTTATACATGTTAATTCCTCCTATAAATTGTTATTTAATTTTATATTTTCTACCTCAAAGGCTGTGTTTACTATCTCACTATCTCTATTTTTATTTTCTTCTTTTAACATGCTTAATTCTTTTTCTAATGCTTGTAATCTCTTTTGTTCATCTGTTAAAATGACTTCTATGTCTTTGATGATTGGTTCTTTTGTAACTGGATTTATAGACTCTATATATTGTTTACTATAGTCTATACTACCAAATTCAACATCCAAAAAATTTAATTCAGTTATTTTTGACCACTCTTGTATATCTCCTGTTGCTTCACCAGTTTGAAGCCATATATTGCCTGTTTGGTCGTAAATTATTCTATTATTTCTGTTCATATTATCACCTCATTTTTTTATTAAATATATATTTTGTAAGTTAATGTAGCTCCCTCTTTTGCCCATATTCCAACTGCTTCTGACATTGATAATTTATATAATGTAAGCACTAATGAAGAATACCCAACATTAGATACATTAAGAATACCAACAGCTTTCGGGTTACTATGAGTAGAATCAGAATTATAGCCAAAATTATAAAAATTTGAATTACAAACATTATCAAAATAAACATAAGATTTACTTGTTGTACTAAAAGTTACTCCACTAAGTACAATTAAACTAGGAGAGAAGCCCATGTTAACTGGTATAGTAAGAGTTTTTGAAGTTCCTTCTTTGTCATATATACTTAAGTTAAAATTCTCTGCATCCGTTTTTGTGAATGTATAAGTTCCTGTTATAAATCTTTTTCTTTTACTTAACTCTGTTTCTAATTGAGTTATAGTATTGTTTTTTTGTGTTACTTGATTTTGTAAATCTTGCACACTAGTGTCTGAACTATCAAAACTTGTTTTTATTTTCTCTGATAACTCCACAAGTGTATTATTTAAACTTGCTTCTATATTTTTAAGTGCTAAAGTGTTTATAATACTTGTTTTCCCAACTTTAAATCCTGCATTAACCTCAACTAATTTTGTTGATATATCATTTAAATTTACATTTTCGGGCAGTGGCATTATATTCTTACTTATACTTAACACTTTTTCTGCTGTAGCATTATTACTGTCTGTAACAACTATTTTAAGTGTGTGTAATGCATTATCTTCTAATGTATAATTAATTGTTTTCTCTTCTGTTAAATTTGTTGTTATAGTTTCTTTTAGTACATCATCTATAAACCATTCTATCTTTGTAAGTAATGCAGGGTCTGTGTGGTCGGCTTTAAATGTTGCCTGTGTAGAATTATAAGAAGATACTGTTAAAAATGGCAATGCTTGTAGTAATGTTATTTTAGCATAACCATCTGCTTTAGTAGTATTACCTCCAGTAGTCATGACTATATTTTCAAGATAATATTCAGGTGTTGGTATATATCCGGGTACCTTATAACTATCTTTATTTAGTGCGTAACCACTTCCACCACCTCCACATTCATTAGAATAAGAACCAGCACCACCGTACCAACCCCCTCCACCACCTATTCCTATGTTACCATAACCTCCTTTTCCTAATGAACCATGGTATTCTTCTGTGTCGTAACTTGTTCCACCTTGGTATTGAGAACCACCGCCACAAAAATCTCTGTCACGACCAACTCCATTAACACCTACATAACCACCACCATGACCAATAGAACGAGCAGAAGCAAAATTATTTTTCATACCTCCTCCACCGCCTGCAACAAGTATGCGTGAAAGCAAACTTTCGGTGTTACCCCAAGTTGCACTAGGATGATAAAGTCTTATATCAGTTGCTCCACCACCGTATTTAGAATAAGCAAAGCTACCAGTAGTAACTTTGCCAGCAGCGCCTGCACCGTTAAAACCACTTCTAGTAAGGCTTGAACCTTCAGAAACTTTCTCATAACCGGATTGACCGACACAAATTTGTAGATTAGTTCTTTTTTTAAATACAATCTCACCTTTTGAATAACCACCTTTTGCACAATCAGTCCAATCGCTTGTATCGACAGCACCACCACAAGCACCCCAACATTCTAATTTATATCGCCCAGGTGGCAATGAAACATTTTGTACATAATTAGCATAATTAAAATTCCATTCAGTCTGCATTTTCTCACTCTCCTCTCTAACAATAAGTTATCAACTCATTTACACTTGTTGCAATATTAGATAAACCACCATTTACCTTTTCTTCTATATTAACCAATCTGTCCTCTATTTTCTTAGATGAATAAGTAGTCATTTCAGATACTCTGTTATCATCTACAGTTGCATTTATAAAATGAGTTTCTGCATTTCCATTTATCACATAGACATTTAACTCAACTTTTACTTCACTTCTAATCTCAATTGAATTATCATCAACTATTTTAAAATTTGGAACTATATTTTCTTTTGTAGTAGCATCTATAATATTTACAACTATTCTCTGTGTTAATAAACTATGTGTTACAGTTGCTTTGAATCCACTTTCTGCATCCTCAACCCAATCATCAATTGCGACCCTTTGAGTGTATGCAACATTTGAGCCACCTGCGATTAATTGGTCGATTTTAGTATTTAACTCTGTTTTAGCAGTTTCTATGTTGCTTGTTAATTCTGTTTTAGTTGTATCAATTTTAGTATTAACAGTACCTATTTTAGTTTCTAAGTCTTGTATATCTTTGAGTGTTGCAAAGATTATTGTTGGGTCAATTTTAAGTTCTATATTATT